GAAATTGTTCCTAAACTAGCACTAAAAGATTGACCTGTTAATCCTAAACCTTCCTCTACAGTCAATGATCCAACGCTAGAAGTCATGCTTAGACTTGATGGCTGAGCTACAGCTCCACCTAATCCAACTATAGTTCCTAAAGTAAATTCTGCTGATACACCAGATATTTGAACTACATCATTTGGTATAACCACAGTTCCAAGACTAGCTGTAAATTCTACTCCTGTTAAAGATGCTTCTTGTGAAGATATACCTTGTGCCGTTCCTTGCTCAGATGTAATTGCTAAACCAGAAAGAATAGCTGTTTCGTTTGGTGCTTTTGCAGTTCCTTGAGTTAAAGTTAAATCTTGACCTGTTAATCCAATGGTCATGTCATTAACTGTTACAGATCCAATAGATGAAGTAGTTTGTTGTCCGGTTAATCCAACTTGCATGTCGACCACGGACAATGAACCAACAGAAGATGTAATAGACAATGTGTCGTCAATACTAACAGGAACAAAAGCTTCACCTTGAGAAGATGTAACTTCTTGACCAGTTAATGTAAGAACAACATCAGGTACATCAACAGTACCAATGCTTGATGTAATTTGTATACCAGTTAAAGAAACAGAAATAGTTTGATCAGAAAGATCTCCCCAGCCGCCGTCACCACTCCATTGTTGTGCACCCCAACCTGTTTTTAAAGTTGTTGCTTGGTTCCAATTAGCCTGTCCGTAGGTTAATCGGCCCCATCCTGAAGTCGTCGACATGGTCGACCTCCTATGCTAGTCTAATGATTGCTGCTGTGGCGTCGTTTGTAGGAAATTCTATTTTAAAAGTTCCGTTACTCGCTGTTTTATCTCCACCAAATGCAATAATTGCTACAGCATCTGTTGTGCCTGAACCACCATTGGTTGTTGTATTGTATATCATTGCACCGTTTGCAGTGAAAGAAGCAGAGCTGTATGTTACGTCACTAAAATCTGTAAACGCAGTCGTGCTTGTTAATCCAACTCCAGTATTAGTTAAAGTTGCACCACCTGCAGTGTATGCAGTTCCTGATGTATTTGTAATTTCATTTGATGTTGAATAATCTGTTGTTGCTGCACCCAAAGAAGCTGAACTTGTAAATAACGCAAGTTTAAAAGTGTGTCCACCAGATGATTCAAAACTGTGTTTACCTTGTAAAAGTTCTTGTTTAAAACTTGAACATATTGCTGATGTTATTGCCATAATTTATCTCCTACGGGTTTGCTGAGTTAATCGGTATTCTAACTGCGCCGTCTGTGTAGTCGTCTCTTCTTCTTCTACCAACTTGCTCGTTAGCAAACTTCTGTACCTCTTGTTTATATTTATTTTCGTATAAAGTCAACATATCTATCGGACCTTTTAAAAAGCCATATGCCTCTGATAAACAGCAATATAACAGCCCGTTTGGAAAATTTAGACTAATGTAGTTAGTGTCATTATTTTCTAAAAGATCAGGTGCTTTATTAAAATGTATTCTAGCTAGATAATTTGTATTTGGTGTAGGAGAAAAAAATATACGACCAGATGTAGTATCAGATTCACCAGTTGCTCCTCCAAACATAGCATAATATTTTGGTTTACCTTGTGCTGCAGCTGTTCCTGTTACATCTTGATATTCTTGTAAATAAGTCATATCTTTTTTTTCTAAAAAAGTATTTGCTCCAGTTATTACTGAATTAGAATCATAAACTTGAATAGCTCTTATAAATACACAACCAGCGGGAGCATTAATAGTTTCTTGACCTGGAACTAAATTAATTGTTTGTTGTTTTCTATCTGCATCGATAGGAATGTCTCTAAATATTCTATATTGTGAATTTAAAATTATATTTTCTAAAACAGCATCTGTTAAAACATTAGAGTCTGTTTCAGTGTAACTTCTTATTTGAGTTTTTAATCCTGATGCACTTAACCCAGCCATTACTTAACTATCTCCTGACACACTGGACAACTTTTTCTAAATCTTAAATGACCATCACAGTGTTCTTTTTTTACTTCTTTTATAAGAATTTCTACTTCTTTACTTTTAGGTGTAAACCAACCTTTAATTATATTTATAATATGTTTTATCATGCGCTTACTGTGACTGGCCCTGCTGAAGCTATGTCACCTCCTCCTTCTAATGTAACTGAAGCCGTAACTCCAGAACTAAAAGTATAATTATTATCATTAACTTTAGTAATTGTATACCCCCCTGATGCATTTATTGTTGCTGCCGGTAAATTTGCAACATTAGAGGCATCTCTAAATCTAACAGTATCACTTGTTGATCTACCATGATTTGGTTCGTTGACTGAAACAGTTGCTGAACCATTAGTAATAGTAAAAGGATTTGATGGTAAAATATTAGGAACAGCAGTTTCTGTTCTATCTGGTCTAACATTACGTAACGATATAGCGTCACCATTCATAGGTTTTGGTTCTAATTGTGGTTGTTTTGGTTCAAATTCTGATACATGAACAAATGATCCATTCCATTCTCTAACCATTTCTTTGTATGGAAATTCCATACCAGATCTATCTGATATTGCTCTTGCATATTTTCCTGTTGCGTATTTTGCCATTATGTTCCTGGGTAATAAGCTTTTGGTGTTATATATGTGCTAGAAGCTGAACCATCCTCTGCAAGAGCTCTTGCTAATTCATCTTCATAATATAATTTCATAGCTTGTGTCATTTGTGGTTGATATTTTTGTGATAAATAAAAAGCTAAACCAGCTGTCATACAAGGGACAAATCTAAATGGTACATCCGTTGCATTTGTGTAATCACCTACATCCTGTATTCTTTTTATGTAATAGAAATGCATATCTTTAGATGCATTTGTTGAATCAGGTGTTGGGTAAACATGCACTCTAACTTTATCAATAAATCTTTCTACCCAATATTGATTAGGTGTACCTTTAGATAACTTGTTAGAAAAACCTGCATAAGTAGATCTATCTACTTTAGTCATTGGTGAGTCTGATTGTGTTGTTTGAGTTCTATTAGACCTTAACTGTGCTTCGAGAACATCGGATATTCCATATATACCATTTGGATTTGATGTAGCACTTGTGCCATCACCACTTGATCTAAAAAAATCATACTCAGCTTGACCTTCAATTAAATCTAGATCAAGTTCATCGATTTCCCAATAGTGAATACCTCTATTACCCCATTCTTGAAATAAGATATTAAGAGATCTTCTTGCAGATTTAAGTTGATAACCTGCAACATTTTGCAATCCAATACGTTCAAAAGCGTCTTCTACTATTTCATCAATAGCAAAAGTTTTGTCGAACGTTGCTGTTCCCGAAGTAGTATTAGCCATTTAAACTCCTACGATTCGTAAACTTTAATCCATTCACAAACCACTGTTCCAGTGTCTCCTGCAGAGCAAGCTGGTAAAGTTATATTAACATCACCAGTAAAGTTAGTAGCTTCAGTATTTTTTAAACCACCAAAGCTAGAATAGTCATATTCCATTTCACCTGATAATGTTTGAAATACTATATTTGTTCCTGAATTATCCCAGTCCATACGTAAAGCATCGGCTGGTGCTGTTACAGAAACATTAAAACTAACTTTGTTAAGTCTTACAGTTTTGCAAGTTTTACCGTTGTTTGAATTTAATCCAGAAACATCAACTATTTTAGTTGTGCTTCCTTCTCCATCACCCGAAACCACATTGTAGTGAGTGATAAGTTTTTTTGCTCCGTCAAATACAGTTGTATTTAATACTGTGTCTGCTGCCATGTTTTCCTCCTTTTAAAGGACGCCTGCATTACCAGGCGCCCCGAGTTTGTTTATTTATTATGATGCAAATACGAATGCACCTGTAGTAGCGTCAGCTGCACCACCCATTTTTGAAGCAATGTGGTATGTGCCATCTTCATAACAAATAAAAGCAATCATGCTTCCAGTTGTAAAAAGATTTGTTGCTGCGTTAGCTGGTGTGAAAGTTAATAAAGTTTCACTAGCTGCTGAAGTATCAAAAGTTACTTCAGATGAACCTCTTGATTCAATTACAGATCCTGTTGCAAAAACATCTGATCCTGCACAATCAAAACTTAAAGTTGCAGTTCCACCAGTTGTATCTTTTGCTTGGGCGTAAACTACAATTGTCCCCGCTGTTGCTGCAGGTAATGTGCAAGCAGCTGCTGCTGCACCTGTGTAGTTAACAACAGAAATTGTATCTGCCGCTAAAGTTAGCGTAGATGCTGTTGCTACATCTGATATTGATAAACCAGTTAAGTCAGGCATACCTGAACTCATTCTAGTAGTAATAGCTCCTGTTGTAGTATTTTTAGTTGCTACTTGGAAACCTTTTTCCGACCTTACCGGGCCGTTAAACGTTGTTGATGCCATAATTATATCCTCCTAGTTTCCGAACATAGTCTCTAGGCCGTCGACTATACGCGTCTATGTTCTAATTAATTGTATAGTAAAGATATTATATGTTATTTTTTGGTAGAGTGCAAGAGAGCCTACGGTATTTATGCATTTCAGCAATGTAGCTTTTGATTAAGTAGCTACAGAAACTTGTGGAGCTGCTCCTTCGACAGTATTCTGTCTATGGGCAATAGCTGCTTCTTCCA